AAAAGATCCATTTGTTTGAGCGTGTGATGGTTGTAATCCATATCTTTCTCTATGAAAAGGCAAATCAAAAGACTCTCTATAATCTTGTTGTATTAATTCAGAAGGTTGTTGAGATTTATAGTTATTCCAAGTTGTAGAGTCTCCGTCTCTAACTAAGTCAGGAGAAGCGCCTTCATAAGTAACTATTATATTGTCAACTGTATTCGTGCTAGTTAAAGATGTTGGAACCGTCGTATTATTGGCTAATGCTTCTGTCATAGGTGTGTAACTAGTTATTAAAACATAAACAGTACTGTATATAGAAACGTCTATATTTTCTATCGTTTTAGTTTCAGCTCCAGATGGAGAACCATCACTCCATTCTAAATAAGCCAAGTTATTAGTACCATCAGTAGCAGGTATAAAGTTAGGTGCGTTAGCATCTCCTGTTGTAGTTTGATCGTTTAAACTAGGGTTATTTTTTAATAAGTTTGTAGAAGGATCACCTGGAGTACTACTTATACCTACTCTTAAAATACCAGCGTTAGCATTAGTTTGAGAAGCAGCAGATAATCCAGTAGCTGTCAAATCTAATAAATCCATATTAGAAACGTTTATAGGTTGCCAACAAGCATAAGCTCTACCTGTAGCAGTTCCTTGGTAATTAAACGCTTCTGAAGTAAATGTTAAAACACCTCCAACAACAGCAACGACATCGTTTCCTAAAGTTGTGTTACTTGGTGGATTATTTGCGTTATCAGCGGCTGGTGTTTTAGTCCAATTGTTAGCAGCTACTAGTGGGCTAGAAAAATCACCATTAAAAAAATCTGGCACATTACCTGAAGTTGCAACAAAATCATAGTTACCATCGCTGTCTTGTTTTATTTTAAAAGGATTTGAAGTGTGTTTTGTAGGATATAAAGGATGTTTTATACCAGCGCTATCACTCCACGATAGCTTTGTGTAGTTTACATAATCATGAGGAAGTATCATTGTAAGTGAAGCTGGTAATTCTATTTCTTGTGATTTTATAGATTTAAAAGTATCAAAAGATAATTCTGCTAAAGCTCTTTTAGCGTGAAACGCCACGTCAACTCTTCTAGCTTTACTTATAATTTTTTCTTCACCTACATAAGCTATCATAAATTGATTAATAATATCTCTAATAGAAACTAATTGATAATTACCATAGTCATTACCTTCGTAATACTCTTGTTGTGTTCCAGTGAATAAAGCCATTTATTTATCGTTTTTCTTGTTGTATGTTTTTGTTGTCTTCAGCTGATCCTATTTGATATAAATTATTGTCTTTCATAGATACACCAGCTAGTTGTAATATTTTAAAAACTAATTTAGTTTCTTCTGAAGGATGTAACTCAAAGTTTGTAGTTGTACTACTATCGTATTGAGCCTCGTCGTTTATAACATTATAACCCCACTCTGGAGAAGCTGGTTTTCTTATATAGTTAACTGTTATTGTATCTTGAAGACTTTTAGGATATAAAAATAATTTATTAGATCTTTTTATTTCGTACATAGGATTATAAGAAGTAGGTCTACATAGTTTTGAGCTTAACATATTTTGTATTTGATTAGAGTTAACTTGTTCACAAGTATATATACTATATATTACGCTATCAATTTTATATAAATCACTTATAGCAGCGCCAACGTTGTAAAACTCATTAGTGTTATTTATATTTACGTTTTTTTCTTCTTTAAAATAATCTATTTTCTCTTCTAAATAATCAAGCATATCAGAGCCACCAGTGCTGTTACCTGGTAATCTACCAAATTGATTTATATCATAAAAGTATTGTTCAAATATATCTAATTGTGCTTGCTCTGCAAATAAATTAAACTCAAGTGGAGTTATATAACCTCTTTGTTCTTTGTTAGCTAACACTAAAACTTGTTGATATACTGTATTTATCTCTACCATTACTTTTGTTTTTTATAAGGAAATACTTTGTTAAGTAC